CATAGTAAACGGAGTAGACTTAATTACAGCTGAAATGGAGATATGGGGAGATCCATATTATCTTAATGACAGCGGTATGGGAAATTTTAGATCACCGCGTGTCGGTTTTCAGCAAACAGCAAATGGTGCAATTGACTATCAATATGAAGAAGCATTTATTATTCTAAATTTTAGAACTCCTCTTGACATCAATCCAGACACAGGCAGTTATCAATTTCCAGAAGTAGGAGGTGAACCTGTAAGAAAATTTTCGGGCGTTTATAGGATTACCGAAATTACAAATTCTATAAAGGCAAACAAGTTTACCCAGCGTCTAAAAATGATAAGATTAAGAAACCAATACGGTGAAGAAACCGTAGGATCTACAAATATTACAGAAGAAGGCAAAGAACTGTTTGAAGACCTTCTTAAGCAGCAAAAACTACTTGATGAGCTTTCTTCTCCTATACCCGAAGGCACAGTAGAAGTGGGACCGATTGAAGCAGTCGATCCTCCACCAGAAGAACAAACAGGAACAGGAACAACGGTCCCCGGAAGCGGATCGTCGTTTATTAGTCCATAAATATTGAATTAGAAAAATGAGAGACAGAGTAAACACATACACAGGTGTATCAAAGAGAAGCGCAAAGTCACAAGTTGATACATCTGCCCCTACTAATCCAAGGATTGCAGTTGTTACTAATCATCTAGATTCAGAATACATGGGCGCTATTGAAGTGCAACTGCAACATAAAAGCAAATCAGGTAATATACAGAACGATCCTGCCACTTTTTTCACAGCAAGGTATCTTTCTCCCTTCTATGGAGTAACACCTCTTGCAGGGATTGAACCGAATGAAGGCCATGAATATTCTCAAAAATCATACGGTATGTGGTTTATACCGCCTGACATTGGCAGCAAAGTGCTCGTCGTATTTGCCGAAGGAGGTGAAGTTTTCTGGATTGGTTGTATTCCGGAGAAAGATACCAATTTTCAAATGCCTGCGGGGGATGTTGCTACTACCTTGCATAAAGACACAGACAGGTCACAAGAGAAGTTACCTGTAGTCGAAATAAACAAACTGCTTTTGTCTAGCAACGATCAGACACAACAGGATGCAACTTTAATTCTAAAACCGGTAAACAGTGATTATGCAGAAAATCTCACTGCAAGAGGATTAAACTCTGACGAGACGCGCGGCTTAATAACTTCTAGTGCTAGAAGAGAAACTCCTTCTAAGGTTTTTGGAATATCTACACCAGGACCATATGACAGAAGACCTATAAACGGCGAAGTGCCTAGGGTATCATATGGCACCGGCAAAACACCACATAATAGACTAGGTGGTTCTTCTATTGTTATGGATGACGGTGATGACAGATTTTTAAGAAAAGGCAGTCCGAACACTGCCCCAGCTGAATATGCCGCTCGTACAATCGAAAACAATGAAGGTGATGTAACAATACCTCACAACGAGATGTTGAGGTTAAAAACACGAACAGGCCATCAGATTCTAATGCATAACTCCGAAGATCTAATTTATATTGGAAATTCTAGAGGAACAGCATGGATTGAACTTACTTCAAACGGCAAAATTGATGTCTATTCTGAGGATTCAATTTCTGTGCGCACTGCACAAGATCTAAACTTCAAAGCAGACAGAGACATCAACTTCCAAGCAGACAGAGACTTTAATGTCAAAGCCAAAAAAAATATCACGATGGAAGCACAAGAGGAAGATTTTCAATTAATCGTTGGCAGAAACAATCAGATTACAACCGAAGGTTTTTTGCATGTTTACACAGATAAAGATGTTCGTTTAGAGTCGAATACCAGTTTTATTGATTTGTTAGCAGAAAAATCACTGTTTCTAGAATCCGCAGCAGAGTCTACTAATATTCTGTCTAAGAAAAATAATTCGTTTACTGCAACAGATGGCGATACAAGTATACTAAGCGGACAATACTATCTTGCATCAACAGGAAAAACCTATCATATGAATGACGAAAATGCCCAGCCAAGAACTGCAACAAGCGCAATACCTGCCACCCAAGCAGTAGCGCTCACTACATGGACAGTGTCTCAAGGTGAAACTGAAACAATAATGCGTCGCGTTCCTTCTAGAGAGCCGTGGCTGTCACACGAAAATCTAGCACCGTTAAATTTCGCACCAAAAGAAACTGACATCAAAAAACCAAACGAAGATGCACCGTCCAGTATTACTTCCGTTCCTCCTGTAGAAGGCGAGTATAAATTTACAGCAGATACCTTTAGAAAAGGTTTATAATACAAGGTAAATACTGGCATGAGCACATTAGAAAAAAATATCTATACTGATATTAATGTTCCTGCAAACAAAAAACCTCAAGCAGTTCCAGAAAGTCGTGCTTATAGAGGATTTTCTACAGTAAATCCTGAATCGGACAGTTTTGTACTTTATGATATTGCTATAATTAAACAAGACATAATCAATCATTTCCACATTCGTCAAGGCGAAAAGTTGGGCAATCCAGAATTTGGCACAATCATATGGGATTTGATTTACGAACCACTAACAGATCAACTGCGAGATCTAATTGTTAAAAATGTAAGCACAATCATTAATTATGATCCAAGGGTTAATGTAAAAGAAATTATTGTAGACACATTTGATAAAGGCATACAGGTTGAATGTGAACTTACTTACCTGCCATACAATATATCAGAATTTATGCGCTTAAGGTTTGACGAAGACGCCGGCCTTATAAATTAAATACTCAGTTTTTTACAGTAAATAAATACTCCATATAGAGGAACAAATATGTCGTCTACAGATAGACAAAATCGCTTGCTGGCAGCAGAAGACTGGACTAGAGTTTACCAATCGTTTAGAAATGCAGAATTTCAAAGTTATGATTTTGATAATCTGCGCCGCACAATGATTTCCTATCTTAGGGAAAATTATCCTGAAGATTTTAACGATTACATTGAAAGTTCAGAATATCTTGCTCTTATAGACATGATTGCGTTTCTCGGGCAGAATATTGCATTTAGAATAGATCTTAATGCTAGAGAAAACTATATTGAGCTAGCAGAAAGGCGCGAAAGTGTTCTTAGACTTGCTAGATTGTTAAGTTATAACCCAAAAAGAAATCAAGCAGCAAATGGGCTACTTAAGATAGATTCGGTATCAACTACCGAAACTGTAATAGACTCTAACAATATCAATCTTGCTTCAAGAAATATAAACTGGAACGATCCTGCTAATACCAACTGGAGAGAACAGTTTCAGAGAGTGCTCAATGCTGCACTTCCGCAGAACGGAAAAGTAGGCAATCCTAACAAAAGTGCAAATGTAAACGGTATTCCTACTGAACAATACAGAGTTAATGGCACAAGTAATCAGGTTCCTGTATACAGTTATTCTAAAACAGTAGATGGAAGAACAGTTCAATTTGAAGTTGTGTCAACAGATATAACAGATAACGCTATTGTAGAAGAAGCACCTAGACCTAACAACAATCTTGCATTTTTATTTAGAGATGACGGACAAGGCCCTGCAAGTACGAACACAGGCTATTTCTGTCATTTTAGACAAGGGGCACTCGATTTCGGCAATTTCGCAGTTACAAATCCTAGTGCCAGTCAAACAGTTTCGATAGATTCAAAAAACATAAACAATTCCGATTTATGGTTATATTCGGTAGACAGAAACGGAGTAGAAAGAGATCTTTGGACACAGGTAGATGCTGTTGAAGGTAATAATGTAATCTACAACAGTCTAGCAGATGATGAAAGAAACATATATTCTGTTCTTACAAGAATCGAAGATAGAGTAAACCTTATTTTTGCAGACGGCACTTTTGGGAACCTACCAGAAGGAAATTTTAGAGTATATTATAGAACTTCTGCTAATAGAAGATTAATTATCACGCCTAATAGTATGAGAGCTATTGCAGTTTCGGTGCCTTATATCTCTCGCACAGGGCAGCAAGAAACTATTACTATTGTTCTTTCTCTCAAAACAACCGTTGACAATGCAACAGTTTCAGAAACCAACGAAAGTATAAGAACAAATGCTCCTAGCACCTACTACACTCAGAACAGAATGGTTACAGGCGAAGACTATCAGGTTGCTCCTCTTGCAGTAAGTCAAGAAATTGTAAAAGCAAAATCTGTCAATAGAACATCTAGCGGTATT